CTCCAATCTAAAAAAGTTTCTCACAAACGTCCCCCCGGAGAAATATGGAGGGGCCGCGCGATGAAGAGGGGGGGTACTTTTTACGATACCCCTCCCCCTCCCTATATCTCTATTTCTCGACTAACCTTTTTATGCATTCCTGTAACGTTTTCCTTAATAATCTCGTCTATTGCACGCTCATTAGCAAGGATCTGATCCAGTTGAGACAATTCGTTAGACGTAGCCACCACCCTACCCAGGAGGGAGAGGGAACGGTAGCCATGACTTACATCAAATGCAAACCAAGGTTTGAACTCCGTGAACGGATCGAAAGGATTGTCCATGGTAGTCAACATTGATTCAGTTACTCTAATTGTTTCGCTCATGCTACACTCCTTTCTATGCTTCCGATCCTTGTACTTCACGGTCTAGTGTTGATAGTGATACACCAAGTTGTTTAGCTACTTCAGCTCTTGTCGCACCATTCGCAAACAAAGCTTTAGCTCTAGCAACATTAGTATCACTCATTAGCTTCTTAGGTTTAGGTGTGGCCAAGGCTTTGATCTGATCTAGATCTGCATTCATTAGAATCGCATCAAGTCGACTTCCGCTTACTGCTCCTGCTTGGATTGCTTCCCACAAACTTGGTGTGATCACAATCTTCTCTTTACCTGCACCTGTACGGTTACGGGCTTCTGCCAGGAGTTGAAACTTAATCTTTTTGAGTTGATCTTTGTCTTTGTCTGTATTAGTTTTCTTAATCAAATCAAACTGTGCATTGGCTATGATCTGGGCCTGCCGCTCTAATGGGGCATTCCTTTCAGCTATACGGAGGGCAGAGACTAATGTATCAACTTCTTTCTTGTAGATCTTTGCCGCTGACGGGGAGTACTTTACAGAGGGCGTGTTAATCATCTCGAGTCGAACAGCATTAGCCATGTCCTTTAACCGATTAGAGTGGTCGGCATAGACCTGTTCGATGCGTGTAGGTACCCCTGTAATTAGACTATAGGCGTCATCTGTTTCGGCAAGCTTTACAGACTTTCTAGTCGGTATTACAGTCTTTCCTTGTGCGTTCACCCAACTCTTTAGACTGGCCTCATCATAGACAATCTTACCAGTCTCTTTGTCTATTGGGCCACCATCTTTCGCCTTTCTAAGTGCGAGGTTTGGTACATACTGAGTACCAGTAGCCCTTGTGATTAGAGTTGTAGCGCCACCAGTCTTCTTACCTTGGTACTTCTCCATAAGAGAAGGTATGCCGTTGTCTAAAGAAGACTGCTTATAGTTAAGCCCATGTTTCTCAGCATCGATCACAACCATCGAATGTTTGATAGCTCTTGTAATCTCTTCTGTTGAAGCACCTTTAATCGTCATGTCGGCGATGAGGTTTGTTACTAATCCCATCTGCATACCCTTTTGAGCTGGCGTCATCTTGGGCATTCCTTCATAACCAGCATACTGAGCTCTTGGATCGAATCCCTTTAGCCCTTCCAGAGCTGCTGTTGATCGAATCCTTTGGCTAGGTGGGCCATCGTTTGGTATAACAAGAACTGTGTCCCCATCAAAGTCGGCACCAGAAAGTCTTTCCGCTACACTATGGTGAATGCCGATAGCATCTGGTGCTTGGCCAAGTAACTTCTTTGCCTCTGGATGTTTGTTGTTTACAGTAAGCTCAGGGATCTCAAATGTTCCTCCGTGAGGGAATCTAATGAGAACTACTGTTCTACCATTCTCATAGTTCGGTGCGTAGACCTGTCCTGGTGGCATCGTGTCAATAGGGAGAATTACGTGAGTTGCTTGATCTTTAAGGCCTGCTGCTTTAAGATGTACCGAAGAGGAATCAAGATCATCGGATAGTTCTTTCAACAATTTCTTTTTGACATTAGGATTAGTTAACGCCATAATCTCAGCTAATTGTTTTTGTTTTTCAGAAAACGTAATGTCAAGCTGAGTCTTTGCTAATCTTGGATCTTGTTTTGAAAGAACCTGAGTTGATATTGTCTTAGACCATTTACCCCAACTACCCTGTTCATTTACGATGTTCATAGCAGAGACTACTTTCTCTGTCCCATCATAAATGTTTTTACCATACCCCGTTAGAAAGGAATTACCGCCAGACTCTCTTTGCACAATCTGTCGAACAACTGCTCCAAAGGGATTAGCTAGATCGATTGCGCCATCTTCGGTAGTTTTGACGGGCTTTAGTGCATCAAGTTTATTGCCCGTGTCGCTTTTATTGGTGTTGAAGGCAAGATCGATTCCTTTAGGTAGATCATCCTTATACATCGCCATGCCCTTGAGGTAGTGTCCCTCTCCGACAAGAATACGCACCTGAGCATACGTGCTGTCTCCGAGAGAAACATCTTTGACACCGGGTCGAACGTAGATGACGCCGTCAGCTTTGTCTCCGCCTTGTTCTTTGTAGATGATTCCAACTCTTTTTGGATTAATGGAAAGAGGCGGTAACAGCCCATAATATGATCTTCCGCCATCATCAGAGAAATCGGTTATCTGCTGAATTTGATCTTTGTTGTTAGATACTTCAGTCCATTTTACTCCAGGGGCAGAAAGCACTTTCAGAGAAGTCTCTTTATTTGTGCCGAGCTGCTTTACCTTCAGATAATGAACTTTATATCCTTCTTCAACGCAAATGGCAAGAGCATTTTTAAATGTAGTCTCAGGGATTCCTTTTAGAAGCCAGGTATTTGATCCGACATCAATATACTTTTTCTGTGCAACCTGATTCTTTAACATTTCAACAGTTGCTCCAAGGGCTTGTGTTTTATCTGATTCTGCTGCTTTTAAAAAGTTTCGAATGCTAGACTCAGGATAACCCATCTCTTTTCCGATGGCAACATTAGACATACCAGTGTCTTTAAGTTTTCTTGCGGTCGCTATATTCAGCTGTGTCTGTTCGTTTTTGGCAATGGAGTTTCTTGCTCGAAACTCGGTAGTTTTAATTCCGAGGCCTCTTGCTATTTCCGTGTCGCTAAGTCCTTTATTTCGAAGGTCGTCCACCGTTCGAAGGAACTCGCTATAATGAATTTCTTCACCACCGGAACCCCAAGGATATCGACCCGATCGACGCAGAATTCCATAGTGTGAAAGGTACTCGTCTTCATCGATAATCAACGTCAAATCCTTCCTTTAAAGTTTCGATATGTCGATCAAATTCAATGATGGTATCCATAATGTTGAGAATGATGTCTGGTTCAGGAGTAAAAATATAGATGTCATCATTTTGATAAATTCGAAGTTCTATATCAATTGTAAAAGGGCTGATTCCATACTCAAGACAAAATAATGCCGCATAGACTTCAAGCTGATGCTCCGAAGTTTTTGTCATTCCTGTCTTCAAGTCGTGAATGCGCAATTTGTTTTTATAGAAACTGATCGCATCTGCTGTACCAAAACAATGCTCTGAATAATAAAGCGGTTGTTCTGGTGTCATTTTGTAACCTATGGCATCATTAATATACGCATAGATTGTTTTTGTACTTCTTGGTTGTTTGATCTTTAGTCGGATTGCCTGATGCGCATACTCATGAAGCGCTGTTCCGTGCGCAGCTGCTGATGCTGCATACCATCTTGCTGTGAGTTTTTGTTCATTATAGTTGATCCAATGATAATTACTAGGACTCAAAAAAGCATGCTTACCGGATAATCCCGAGTGCGTATTGAAGTTCATGCAATACTCCATCTTCTGTTTCTGGGCATATAAAAGATGCATAGGATAAAGTATTTAGGTAGTCAACCCAATATTCTTGATTTGGTTGAACATGCGCATTTATAGAGTTTTTTACTTCAAGCATTGCCCAACGGTCTCTAAAAAATATCGTGAGATCCGGAATGCCCTGAACGTAACCGGAGTCGTTTTTTAAAATTACACAACCCGTAAATATGTTTTCGAGTTTTTTAATTAACTTGTTTTGGTATTCGCTTTCTCTCATACAACTCCGAAAAAATATAAGAG